GTATACAAATGACCCATTTTTAACGTTTCCCAACACACTTTTAACAGTTGTTAGCACAGTTTGGCACGCTTTTTGTTGTGAGCCGTGCCAACTGAGCCGATGAAACAAAGTTTAACAGGTCGTTAAGATAGTTTAACAAACGCATATAAAGATGCGACTTCGCCTTAGAAATTGCATATTTATGCGACTTTGTACCGATGTATAATTATTCAGATTAAGCCACGATGAGCCACCACCGCCACAGACCGCCACATATTTAGCTATGCTAAATACGCCACCATAGCCACAGAAGCCAAATGAGCCACCTACAGGGCGTTAAAAAAGACCCCGTGGGCAATAACACCTCACAGGGTCTAATAAGGGCACAGGGCTTATTCTATAAGGTGAAGCCGTTGCGCAAAATGTTTATAATAGTGTTAACATCGTCCATCAACATATTTGAAGTGTCTGCAAATTTGACGTTCACCAACTTTGTAAAGCCTACAACGTCTTTGACCTTAGTCAGACGTGAAGAAGCGGTTTCAACGCCTGTGCTTGTGATGGTCTTCTTTTGCAAAATGATGTAAGGTGTCAGACCCATAAGATAAGTTGAATCGAACTTTGAACCACCAAGCACTCTTACTTCTTGTTTCTGAGTTCTGAAAAGAACATCGGTACACGGTTCAACTTCTTTCGTATATACAATTCTGTCTTCACAGGTCAACACATACATACCACCGCCACCAATTATGTTGACCCTCAGTTCAAGTTCAACGGTGTGCCCTATAAGGTCAACAGGCAACGTTTCAAGACCGATGAACGGCACAAACATATTCAAGTCTGTATCATAGTCAGCCGTGCTTTGTGTGACGTTTGGAATGTCAACAGAACCGAACGAAATCACCTTTGTATCAGAAGTTAAGTTAAACACGTTTGTATCTACTTGGAAATTACCACACATCAGTTTTGACGTAGAACCTTTTTCAACAGGGAAGAAGAATCTTTTGACCCTGTTAACATAGTCGCCAAGGTCATAAGAAATGGGGTCTTCTTTCGTACTTGCCGAATCACCTGTGTATGGTACAAAACGAGCGGTGGCAAAGTCTTCAAGATTCTGTTCATTCAACACATAAGCGTTGATAAAACCATATTTCTTTGTCGGGGTTGAAGTCGGTGTCGCTTCACCCTCAACTTCAATATACCAATCGTGTTCGATTGCTATCTGCGGGGTTATTGTGCCTGTGGCGGTCAGCATATCGTCGCTTACCGTCATATATACCACACGACCACCTGTTAAACTGTTGTAGCCTGTTATTTTGCACTTCTTAGCGTCATAGAATTTGTTTCCTGCATCAGCGTTCAAAGTGAATGTGACAGGCTCACCAACGAAACAGTACGTAGGCTTTTCAACAGGTGTGCACCCCGATAAATAATAATCAATACGCAAAGCCTTTTTGGTTTCGCCTGTTACAACTACATCGTGTTTTAAATCAACGTCAGCCAACACCACAGAAGCGTTTGAAATAACGTTATCTTCATCTACAAGCGGTTTCACAACAACGTTGACAGGTACGGACACATTCTTGTTGCTTCCATCTTTGCCAACGTAGGCACAGGACACGTTCAACATTACCTTTTTAGAAGACAGGTTAACAGTCACAGAAGAACCGTTCACGGTGTGTGAAATTAAAGTATCTGGAACTTTATTAATAACGGTCACGTCTGTAGGCTCAACGGCTTTGGTGTTACCGTCCAACGTAGCATAGCCACCATAAGAAGCGGTCGCAAGGGTGAATGTTGCAACGTTATCCGAAACGGTCATATTTTCCGTGGTTGCATCTGCAAACGGGTCTTCGGGGTCTGCACCATAAGTTACGGTCGGCACACCGTCAAAGGTGAATCCGTTTTCACACGTCAACGTTATAACGGTATTGTCGCCCTGTACTTCTGTTTTATATGTGGTGTGTTGAACGTTGTTTGTGACTGCTAAGGGTTCAACAGGCGAACCACCGCCGGCATAAAGGGTGAATCTTGCGGTATCTGTAAACAGTGATGTTGGTTTGAATCGCCAAGAGATAAACGTTCCATCGCTTGTGATACCTGTCATACCGCCATTAATAACGGTTTGGTCTTCATCAGCCGTTACCTTTTTGGCTGTTACGTTAAAGGTTTGTGGCGCACCGTTATAAGTAACTTCAAACGTACCTGTTTTCACGTTGTCTTCAAAAAAGCAACCGTTAACGGCTTTCGCTTTCATAGCGACCCAATCCGAACCATCGTTTGTGTATGTCGTGGGGTTATTTTCAACGCCTGTACACTTGTCAAAATTGTATATAATATCGTAAGTACTTGCCATTATCTATTACCTTTAATCGTTATCATAACTATCGAACCATCGTCCGTTAATTCATTCAAAGGGAACGGTATCTTTTCTTTCTGCGTCCTAACGTCACATATAGGCTTGTAGTCACCATCGTACTTATGTGGCGAATCGGTGGCGTAAATCTCGCCTGTAGCTTCAAGAATCTGTTCTTTGAACGTAGTAAGAGAATCACAGGACAAAGACAAATAAGCCTTGTCACCGTCATATTTTACGGAATCAATAAAGTAATAACGCCCTATTGGTTCAACGTAACACATCGTAAAGCCATCGACCTTACCACGAACGCAAATAACAGGCGTTAAAAAGTCCATTTCTGAAATCTTGCCTGTGATAGTAACAGGGTCGCCAAGAACCTTGTTTATCTTGTTGCGTTCACCATTGTATTTATAAAACAGTACGTTCATAGTTCTGCACTTTTATAGTTACCGAACCGTGCAAATTCACGATTCCTTGAATGATTGCGTTTACGTTCTGAAACGTCTGCTTTGAATTTGAAACAGAACCCTTTGCAAGATTCCGTCCAACCAATATGCAGCCCTGTGTGTCCTTTGGGTAATTACCTGGATGAATCATAATTCCGGCACGTCCGTCAACTTGCAACAGGAACGGCATTTTCCGACCGAACTTGTTTGAATATTGATACCCGATTCTGTACGTACCCGGATCAATACAAGGGTGGTTCACGTTCTTGGGTGGTTCAAGAGTATCGCACAGGTAAGTATCACTATCATATAACTTACCAATAGTGTATTTGTCATTCTGAAAGATTCTTTCCAATACTAACATAATTAATCAATTTTAAAGTAAAAACGGTGGCACACCGTAAGAATGCGCCACCGTCCAAAATCAGGCAACAAAGAACACTACAAAATTCTCGTTGGTGTCGTTGAAGTAACCTGCATCGAACTTATAATAATTGTTGAAGAACTCAGCCTTTGCGTTGTAGTTGGTAGTTACACGCTTATCAAGATTGCAAACACCGAGTGCGTCACGGTCGAACATCACACCAAGCACACCACCGATTTTGATGTCGTGGTTTCCGCTTGTCTTGATGTTGATAGCAGAAGTATGAGCAAAGCCGTAATCTTTGCCTGTACCTTGCCAAGAAGCAACGGTTTCAGCGTTTGGCAACAGAACCTGTTCTTTGTTGTAGGTGTCTGCGTACAAGTACGCCTGTGCGCCCTTTGCAAAGTCAGACAACAGGACGGTGTGCAACGAATCCTTTGGGGTGAAACGTTCCTTACCACCAACGTTGAAGAGTGTAGAGATAGACTGCAAACGGTCTGCATACAATCCCATCTGATAAGAAGCAAAGCGAATGAAATCGCCATCGGTCAAACACTTGTCAGCGGTCAAAGTTGTGCCCTTTGCCTTGTTGTAGAGATACAACAGGTTCACGCATCTTACAGTTGAAGTTGACCCGTAGTTCACGGCTTTGCCTGTGCCTGTGAATGCTGCTGTATCAGCAAACAGGGTTTCGCCCACCATATTGTTGATAGTGCGCATAATAAGAGCGTCTGTCTTGATAGTCATTGACTTCTCAACGGCTGCGTAAATCATAGACAAGAAGCCGTTCAACTGTGCTGCACTGCTGAAAGATTCCTTTACCTGTCGTTCTGTGATGGAAACAGGAACTTCAAAAGTTACCTTAGAGTTGAAGAACTTAGCGGAAACAACAGGCTTGTGGAAAATGTCCTGTTTGTATTCCTGTCCGTCTGTAAGATTCCAAGTGTCGTTCTCTGTAGCCTTTGGAACGTCAGCGGAAATCTTTTCAAGTACAGAACCAAATTCCCAAGCGTCCATCAATACAGACGGAATCTTGCCTGCATAAGGGCGGTTTACGAAAATCACCTTACCGATGTGGTTTACAAGTGACTTCACGTAGTTATCAACTGCACCTTGGTTGAATACTTCTGTACCAAGGTCAACAACGCCTGTAAGGTCTTCTGCTACGATGTCGGTTTTACCGAGAACCTCACCACTTACTGAGTTAATCAGTTCATAAATCTGTTTTACTTCCATTTTAAAATAATTAATTATTCGTAAATACTTAATGTTAAATAACTTACTAAAGTGTTGATGATGTCTTCACGAACGTTCATCAAACGTGCACGGTATTCGTCCAACATAGCCTGTGTTACGTTACCGTTGAATCCTGTACGTGAAACTGTGCCTGTTTCCGTTTCCGTTCGGTTCTTGGCGTTTGACTTGTCTTCTTTGGAATCGTCCTTGAAGCCATCATCGTTGAACGCCTTATCACTCTTTGTGATTCCGTCCGTATTGGATTCCTGTACTGTCACGGTCTTGTCGGTCGAAGTACTTTGAAGCACAGGTTTCAGAAAATCGTACTTCTTGGTGAAGACTTCAAACTGATTCTTGAACGTATCTACGCACATATCAAGAACCGCGCCTGTGAAGTCTTTGCAGTTGGATTCCGTGAATGAATCAAGAACCGTTCTGTTTCCGAACTTCACCAAAGCAAAGGTATCGGGCTTTGTTTCCCCGAATATCTCAGCATAAATTTCGGGGTAACGTTCTTTAAAGATTACGCCAAAAAGTTGGTTTTCCCCGATGAATAATTCTTTGAATAACATACGCTATAACGAATTAAGTTTCTTTTTCTTCTTTTTCTTCTGTTTCAGAAGTTTCTTCTTTTTCTTCTGTTTCAGAAGTTTCTTCTTTTTCTTCTGTTTCGGTCGTTTCTTTGGTTTCTTCTGTTTCCTCAGTTTCAACCTTTTCGATGTCCTTAGACAACGCCAAGAAGTTTTCGTGTTCCAACTTCCAAGAAGAATTTAAATCCACGGTGATGTCAGTTCCGAACATTTCATTTACCTGTTTGATTGCGTCACGTCTGCTATTCAGCATATTTTCCACATAAGGCAAAAGCACGTCCACGTTCATTGAAACTTCACCAAGGTTCAAACGTTCACGCTTCATATTATAGTTGGCGTTCAAGCCAAGTTCGTTGAGCATTGAACCCCTGTAATACTGTACGAGTTCAACCAGTTGTGTTATGTATTGACTGTTTGAAACGTTGGCGGTCTGCATTGATACGCCCTTGAAGAAACTGTTTTCACCGATTACTGAAAAGTCACCGTTGAGAATCTTTTTCAAGAACTCGTCTGCACTCTGTTTGGTCTTATCATCAGAAGCACTTATCAGCATAGTGATGCGTGTCAGAATTGAAGCTGTGTTCAACGAAATAAGACCGTCTGTGTACAGAACCGCAAATTTGCCGATGACAGGCAGCAGGCTTTGACCGTTGGTGTCGTTCTTCATCAGAACACAATCAGAACCGATTCTGTACGTCTTGTTCAACTTTAACCAAGGGTTCGCCACGATGTAATCAACAGGGCGACCGTATGCGTCACAATCGCCACCTGTAGAACCACCAAGGGCGTACAGGTCATTTCCTACCTTTGCTATAGCACAGTTTCCACTTTCCTGTAACAGGCGTTCAAGTTCCACATGTGGAATAGTTTCGGGAAGACCATCGTACTTGAACATCGACTGAGTAATAGCCAAAGTATGTTCCATAAAAGACGTTACGGCAACGTCCTTTGTCTTCACCTGTGCTTGGTAGTGCGTATAGATATTATCTAATTTTTTCATTTTACCAAAGTTTTAATTAATGTGCAAAGTTCCGTCAAAACTTTCGTGTTTGCTTCAACCGTAGCACTTAGCTTGTCGGTTTCGTCTTTGTGCTTGTCTTCCTGTTTCATCATAAAATAAAACAGGGCGACACATACCGCAATCGGAAAACCAACGTTACTGATTAATGATATAACTTCGTTCATACTCATAATTTCTTATTATTTTAACTATTTGCAAAGATACGAATAAAAATTCGTATCTAAGCAAGATTTATATTATTTAACACTCAAAATGTTGTTTTTTGCGCTTGTCATAATATAATTGCGTACAATTTCACCTATTTCGTTGTTCTGATAGAAAACCTTATCGGTTGCGAAGAATCGGGCGACCTTGGCTTCAAGTTCCGTCGCAGTACTTATCAACTTTCTTTTGTAGTTCGGTTTTCCGTTCATCGTAAGCGAATAAATCAAACTGTTGTCGGTGTCCTTGATAGGTGTCGTTTTGGCGTGAATGTAGGTGAAGCACTCATCATCAACCTGTATGATATTCGCCTGTAACACCGTACCGTTGAACTCTATAAAGTAAGTGAAAAGCACGTCCTTTGGCTTGTACTTCTTTGGCAGGTGCGGATAAACTGCAAGTTCCCATTTACCGCCCGTAATCATCTGCAAAGCCTCATTTCCAAAGCAGAAGTACTTGTTTGACGGCTTTTCCTTTTCCAAGGTGTCGCAATATTCCACCGCCACCGTTGCACCGTCTTCACCGAATCGGTACAGGTCGATATTTCCCTGTGGCATATTCTGTATGTTATTCAGACCCATTTCACCAAAGTACGGACAGAACTTGTTCACCGTGTTACCAAGCATAAACACACGGACGTTGGAACGGTTTCTGATAATCGTACTAAGTACGTTCATAAATAACATAAATTCATCGGGCAAATAATAACGCCTTGTTATGAACTCATCAAACACGACCGTGGTTATCATCGGGTAACTTGTTGACTTGTCGTGTTCCTGTTCTGACAGACAGAATCCATAACAGAACGGCTTATCATCGGGGAAGCGTTTGCCCTTGTTGCTATCGTAGTAAGACAAAAACCATTTACCCGATAAATAAAATACTTCGTTGTACTTACCGTTCGTTACCTGTGACACAAAGCCGTTGGCAACGTGACCCGCAAACAGGGATTCAGCACGTTTTCCCCTCAAGTCTTCACGCCATCGTCTGACGTATGCACTTTGTTCACCTGTTTCAACGTAGTTGATAATCATATACGCCAAACACGCATAAGTCTTACCGTTGGAACGTTCACCGAAAATGATGTTATAGTCAGCATTCTTTTCAAGAATAGCTGATAAACTGTAATACTGCGGTTTTTTACTTTTCTTTCCAAACATATCTTTAATCTTTAAATTTGATACCCATTAAAAAGTTTAAATACATAACAGACAGCGAAAGTGAATAACCTGTTGCTTCAAGATGCACGCCCGAAAGTTCGTGAAATTCACCCTGTTCGCCTGTGTAGTCAGTTAACACGCCCTGTTGCTCATAGTCAATATAGGTGTGGATATTCTTGCCTGTAGCCTGTGGAGGTATCGCCAAATAGTTAGTGAATGCTTCAAAGATTCCGTCCTGTCCGTAAGTTTCAAGTAACCACGGGATAGCACTTTTCTTGTTCACACCGCTTACTGTCAAAGATACAGGATAACTTTTACCGCCAACGGTCAAAGCGTCTTCTTCTTCCATCATATAACGTTTTGCGCCAAGGGTCTTGAACCGACTGTAAACACCCTCAAAGTCCCAAACGCCCATCAACTTGTTAATGCCCTTTATGGTCTTTGGTTCAAACAGTTCAAAGTCTATCTTATGATATTTCGCAGCCTGTCTTAGCTTATATTCTACCATCGTGTTATATTCTTTGAAGTACTGTGCGTGTGCTTCACCGTTCTGCAATTTAACGGAATCGGTGTCTGAATATATGTAATCGTCACCGCATTCGTAAATTCCTGTAAACAGGTTTCTTCTTGCATAAGCCGTTACAAACACACCCCAAGGGTAAAACAGGAATCGGTTTCGACTGCCGTTGTACTTCACCAAGGTTTCATTTATCTTGTCCGATGTAAGGTGTAAAACATCCCATTCACCGTTATAAGTAAATTCGTCACGTAGTGGATTCGTCACACACATACCGTAACAACTGTTTAACATTTCCTTGAAATTTAAATATTCCACTTCTTTTCCTTTTACGCCCTTTAACGTTGTCTTGTTGGCATACAGGTGAAGAATAGACTTTACGAACTCTGTGGGCAAATACGCCTTTTTATAGCACCACATATCGACCACCTTTTCATCTTCCCAAGTGTAGAACATTTTAAACACGTTATAGTCAACGTTCGTGATGGTAGTCACTACCTTGTCAGCCGAAAAGACACGACCGTTATTTTCCACTACGTTTTCTTTGTAGAAGCACTTAGAAACAGACAAGGGCGTGTCCTGTACCTGTGAACTCATTATCTTTGTAAATTCGATGTCGAAGATACAACAGTAAGCAGACAGGAAAAATTCAAATTGCTTCTTACTTTTTACCTGTACGTGTACGCCCGAACTCATCGGGAACTGTTCTGCAACCATCACATAAGGATAACTGCTTGTGAAATCGTAACTGCTGACGTTCGTCATAACATCGTCTGTGTGGTTCGCATTTGCGTGTGTGAAGCCACCACTAAAAGCCCTTTGCAACGTGTTGAACTCGTCAACACCGCTTATGTTTAGGTCGTGAATCGTGTTTATATAAGACCAATTTTGCACGGTCTTCCCGAACTCGTCTTCACAGTACAGACAATGTTTGCGACAATACTTTCTCACAAAGCCTGTTTTGGTAATCGGCAAATGTGTGATTCCCTTATAACGTTCTATCATTTCCTGTATGTAGCACATCACTACTTTTACGTCATTAAGGCAATAGCCCATTTCTTTTTCTGTTAGCGGTGTCTTACTGTGACGTAACAGGGAATAATCAAGATCGCCCACCATCTTTTCACATTTGTACTTCATAAGTTGACCGCCCAACTTTGCCAAGGAATAACCCGACAATAGATAGCTGCAACGAAATTCGATACCCGATTCCGTGATAGCGTAAATCGGTTTTCTTAGGTCTATTGAAAATACTTTGTTCCACGTGAAACGTTGTCTGATAAATTGGAACTCATACGCCAAGTTATGAACGTACACTATCAAACGCCTGTTTTCTGATAGCTGCAAGTAGTCAGAAATCGTTTCCATCATTTCGGTAAACTCTTCCCAAGTACGACCGACTACACAATAACCGTTTATTCCAAATTGCCAAACATACATACAGGAACACTTTTCCAACTTCACGCCTAATTTGGTGTATTGCTCATAGGACAGATATTCGTCACCGTTCTTGTAGAATGAAGTGGTTTCTATGTCAAAGCATACAGGAATATCAAAGAACTTTTGTTTTTTGTTGTTTCCACGCAAACATGATTCATCGACCGCCAAATTAAGGACGGTTATTATTTCTTGGGGTGAATAGACTTCACCGTGCAAACAAAAATTCTTTTTCTTTTTCATTATAGACCAAATTTCTTTAAAGTGCCCATTATTCCGCTTTTAATACTGTTGGCATAGTCCAGCACATTTTGAGCGTCTTTTTCCAAATCCTGTTCGATAGCCTGTTCCAACCTTGCAGCGTCTGTTTCTATTTGTTCGGAAACGTCTGCTGCTTCTGTTTCAAGTTCACCTGTGAAATCCTTGTATCTCATCAAGTACTGTTCCACGAAGTTTTCATCAGACACAGACAAGAACTTTTCCTGTATCTTGTCAGCCATCAGATTAAATTCGTCTTCTGTAAGGTCGTAGGCATCCATCAAATGTTCGTTGTACTCTCGTACACCTGTGGCGGTTGATGTAGGTTGACGTAAGAACCCCACCGCTTTTGCATACTCGGCTTTTAGGTCTTCCCAATCGTGTTTCATTGAAAACTTGGTGAAACCCTTTATATCACCCTTGTTTAACGCCATAACTGAGGGTGATACAAGCCCTTTTGATTCGATGTTCTGAATACGTCTGTTTGCCTGTTGAAAGATTCTTCTTATCTCGGCTTTGTATTCTGGCGAACTCATCTTTGCTTCGATGATTCTTTGCTTAATTACGGCTTTGTTGAACGAGAACGTCCTATCACTAAAGCCAATAGGATTCATACCCATAACTACTTAAAATTAAAGGGCACACCTAAAAAGAATAAGTGCGCCCTATGTGTGAAACTTCAATACTACTTAATATCAACGAAGTTGATACCGTAACAGGTCTTAGCGTGTGACTCATAAGTGTAGATTGTGTAACCTACCTTACCATCCTTTATTGCCTGTACTGCTTCTGTGTTTGCGAGAATCTCACGGAATGTCTCACCCATGTGTTTTGGCATATTTACCAACTTCTTCGCCTGTACGTCAATAACTACAGGTGAATCACCCAAAGCAGAACCGTGGACGTACAGACCGTTGATAGGATGAATCTCATCGGGTGATGAACCCTTTGCCACGTCTGCTAACTTGATGTACTCGTAATCCTTGGTATCAATACCAAAAGAAGCCTTGTTGAATGTGTTACTGAAACTAAACATAATTGTAAAAATTTAAATGTTAAACTTATTATAAACTGTTATTACTCACTCACATTTTCAGATTCGATTCGGTCTATCAACCATTTACGGAATCTGTTCACCTTGATAACGGCTTTGTCATCGTTGCACATTTCTTTGGTCTGTAGCAGACCATTAAGAGCGGTCAAAGCGTTAAACAGGTTTTCTTGATAATCGTTTCTTTCTTCCATCACTTTTGAAACTTAATGTAACCACCGTGATTTACTACGGTGGTGTCCGTTGTTACTATTACTGTGCGCCCTTTTGCTTCCACGTTCTGTGAAGTGGTGCAAGAACCAAAGACGCTAATTACTACAAAGCAGATAACCGTCCAAAGGACAAATGCACAGGTGGATTCTATCACCCCAATCTTTTCTTTTCTATCCATCGTACTTACTTTTATGTTTGATAAACTCAGACATCAGTCTGTTTTCTGATAAGAAATCAAGAACCTGTGTAAACTCATCTTGAAGTTTATTCACCAGCAGACCATCTTTCTTATCTTGCATCAGAACATCTTGAACCACGATTCTTGCTTCTAAAACCGTATTATTTACGGCATTTAACAGGTTCTTTTGTTCTGTGTTCAAGCCCTGTGCAATAATGTCCATATCGTCACAGGCTCTGTCCAATACTTGAAGCAACATCAACAATGCTTCTTCTTTCTTCTTTGTGTCCATACGCCTTTATTTTGTGCCTGTAGCTTTTACACTACAGGCGTTAAACTTATCCTACACGCTCACTTTTAACACGTTTACCGTTAACTGATAAAACGGTTTCACATTCTAAAGTAATTTTATATGTTGCAATAATTTCTAATTTTAATTAATAACTCATTTTCTGAATCACGGTGCAAAGATACGGCGATTTTTTGAACCTACCAAATTATTTTTGTTAAAAAGTCTTAATTGGCGATTTTTTCTTTTTTTCTCTGTTTTTTGCGCTTTTCGGCTTCACCTTATAGAATAAGCCCTGTGCCCTTATTAGACCCTGTGAGGTGTTATTGCCCACGGGGTCTTTTTTAACGCCCTGTAGGTGGCTCATTTGGCTTCTGTGGCTATGGTGGCGTATTTAGCATAGCTAAATATGTGGCGGTCTGTGGCGGTGGTGGCTCATCGTGGCTTAATCTGAATAATTATACATCGGTACAAAGTCGCATAAATATGCAATTTCTAAGGCGAAGTCGCATCTTTATATGCGTTTGTTAAACTATCTTAACGACCTGTTAAACTTTGTTTCATCGGCTCAGTTGGCACGGCTCACAACAAAAAGCGTGCCAAACTGTGCTAACAACTGTTAAAAGTGTGTTGGGAAACGTTAAAAATGGGTCATTTGTATAC